GTTGTTCCTGCCGTAACATTCCCAACAATGGTTGCAGAGTTTCCTGATGTTCCTGAAAAGGTGATGCAGGTTGTCGATGCTGCAATAACATTTGCCGTGAGCGTCACTCCATTGGAAAGAGTAAATGACCCGCCAGCCGTTGCTCCGCCAAATGTGTCATTCCTCACCTCGCCTGTCGCGCCGAGGGTGGTCGAGACATTGACCGTGATGGCGAATGAGTTTGCCATGAGGACATCGCCAGCGGCGAATGTGACAGCCGATGCCGTTCCGGCGGGAGCGGTCGCCCAGACATCGGCGGCGTTGATGTTTCCTGCCTTGCGGGCAAAGTAGGTTGGCATGGCTTAGAGTCCTTTCGCTTGGAGGTAGGCTTGGAGGGCAGCTTGGATCGCGCCGATGGCAGCTTGCTCTTCAGCGGAGGCTTGGGAGAGCGAACCGAGGACGACCGCTTTGCGGTGTTCAAGACCGGCTTGCTCGACAACACCATCTTCGATGCGGGTCGGGATGAGCGACATGGCGACATTCGCATCGGGCTGGCCGGTTTCCGGTTTGTAAAATCCGGTGATCGCCAGTTGGAGAGAATAACGGTCGTAGGATTTTGAGTCGATTTGGAGTGGAGTGGATGCTGTCATGGTGGTGGTGGGTTTGATGTTTTAAGAAAATTGGAGGGACTCTTTGAAAGCCCACGCGCCGACTGCGGATTGCTCGGAGGAGACATTGCCTGCGGCGTCGGTGGTGATTTTGTAAATGGTCCACTCGGGGGCGTCCTCGGCTGGGCCGGTGGCGGGGTAGTCGGCCCAGGCGAGGCGGCCCATGTAGACGGTGGTGCCGTCGGTGGCGGAGAGTTGCAGGTAGTCGCTGGGGTCGCGGGGGCGGGCGAGGCGGAAGACTTCTCCGAGGTGGTCCTTCGAATACAAGCGCCGGTCGGCGAGGTTGAGGGCGAGGCTCCCTTCGGCCACTTGCGCGGCGGTGGGGACTCGGCCTGCTACCGTGCTGCGGAGGAGCTTGAAGACCGTGGCCATGGAGAAGTTTTAAGTTTTAAGGATTAAGTTTTAAGCAGTGGCCCCGTGGCGGCGGCGCGGGCTGGAACCGCACCGCCGCTGTGGGGGGAGGGAGCTATTAGAAGCTGCCGCCGTCGATCTCAGTCTCGAGCGCGGAAACGCGGGAGGTGAGCGAGGTGGCTGCGGATTCGATGTTGCCTGCGCGAGTTTCGAGGGCGTCGATGTCGCCTTCGTTGGTCGTCACACGGCCAGCCAGCGTGGTCGCTGCGGACTCGATGGCGTCGATGTCGGACTCGGCAGTCGTCACACGACCGGCGAGGGTCGTCGCGGCGGACTCAATGCTAGTGGCGCGGCTCTCCAACGCGGCAATGTCGCTCTCCACCTCGTCGAGGCGTGAGTCGGCGCTGGCGTTTTCGAGAGTGGTCACGCGGGCTTCGACTGCATCAATGTCGCCTTCGGCTGTGGTGACACGGCCTGCGAGGGTCGAGGCAGCACCTTCGATGCTGGTGGCGCGGGACTCAAGGGCGTTGATGTCGCCTTCCGCTGTGGTGAGGCGGCCATCAAGGGCTTGCTCGGCTGCGGTGGCGCGGTTGACCTCGGCGGTCAGGGCGCTGGAGGCGCTGTTGGCGAGGGAGGTGATGGCTCCGTTGAGGTTGCTGTCGGCGGCCTCGAAGGCTTGCACAACCTCCGTCAACGAATCGAGCGAGCCCTGCGTTGTGTTCGAAAGAACATTGTCAATGCGAACGCCGAGGGCGGCTTCCGCTGCGGTGGCGCGGGAGGTTTCCGAGCTGATGCTGGAGTTCAGCGTGGAGACTTCGGAGGCGAGGTCGGAGTTCGTGGCGAAGTGGCCTTCACCGGCGAGGACTTTGATTTGGTCGTCAAGACCGATCCAAAGTTTGTTGTCTACTTTTGAATAGGCCAACTCACCTACAGCAAGACTGGAGGGAGCGCCTGAGGCACCGGTTAAGCGGCGTTTGATGCGAAGGGTATTTGGCATGGTGTTTTGGGGGTGTTTGGTTGTTCTGCGGGGTTGTCCTAAAACTCACCGCCGTCCGCGTCGGAGGCGATGGGGAGGTAGGAAAGGGTGTCGGGGTCCCAACGGTGGGGAATGTTGGAATCTTGCGGAAAGTAGATGCGGGCTACGACGCCGGGGTTTGGGAAATCTTCGAGGGTCGGGAAGGCTTGAACATCGTCGAAGTCGTCTGGAATCATCGCGCCGGAGATTTGGCCCGATGAGTCGAGCTGCGGGATAGCGATATTCTGCGCTGCTCCGGAAAAGGGATTGAAGAAAACCTGCGACATTAAGTGTAGGGCGGGAATTTGATCTCGACGCTGCGGATCTCCGCGTTGTCGGCGGTGGGGGGATTGGCACCGAAATAGGTATTGATGATTCTGGCTACCGAGGTGCTGCCAAAGGTGAACTCCACATAGTTCGTGTTGTTCGTCGCGGGGGAGGTGAAACGAACATTTTCATACTTGGTGTAAGCGGGAGTAGGAAAACCTGTGCTCACCCGCAGAGCCCCATCTGGTGTGGCTTGGACGGGCTGGACAATGCCAGCGGTGTTGCGAGCGGCGATCTGAATTGTGGGGTTACTCATGTCGTTAGTTTTATTATGGGAGAGGGTGTCAAGGGGTGGTTATTGGAAGCTGGCGGAGTAGCGGCGCACCTCGCCTTTGCGGAGCCAAGCGTCGTCCATGCGTTGTTGGAGGATGCCTTCGGCGCGGGCGAACTGGTAGTTGGCCTTGTCCATCTGGCCGTCCTCCGAAAGCGTCTCGGCCAGAGCGTAGAACTTGAGGTAGTCGGCGAGGAATGCCGGGATGCGATGGCGTAGCCAGAACTCCTCATTCGTCGGGAGATTGCCAGTCGTGTCAGCGATGGCCTCGTAGCAATCGCCGGTCGTGTTGTAGTAAACGAGATCGCCCGCTGCGTAAGGCGTGGAGGCGTTGAAAGCGGTCGAAGTAAAGCGAGGCTGAGGCAACGAGAACTCGACCCAGACCGGCTCGCCCGCCGTGTAGCTGGTATCAGTGATAAGGATGCGGTCTTCGGTGACGACATGGCAAAAGGTCTTCGTGAGTGGCTGCGAGCCGCATTCGTGAGGATTGCGGTCGTAGATTTTCAGCACCGTTCCGATAGGCTTCAGACCTTGCGCAACAAGCGGAATGTAGGGGAACTCATCCTCGGCGGCTTCATTCGCGCTGGTCTCAATGTAGGTCGCGGTCGTGCGGTCGTCCCACGCGACATTCACGGCGGTGTCGATATTCAGAAGATCGCCCGCAGCGGTCGTGGTGACGCGCTTGATTCGCCACACAGGGTCCGAAAATTGCGAGCCCTGGACAGCGCGGCCAATATAGGAGGTGGTTCCCACATAGTCGGACTCGTAGGTGTAGACGCCGGTCTGGAATCCATCGCCCGCAGGCGTGCGGGCCTCGGTCAAATAAACCTCGGGCCAATCGAAAAAAGTCCAAGCCGTCGCGGCAGCGGTGGTGAGATACTCCGCCAGCGCCGTGGCCTGCGAGGCCATGAGCGGCTGCGCGGGGTCGATGCCCATGCGGGAAATCACGCCATCGCGGACGGTGCGGTAGGGAGTGGCCTTCATTGTGCGCCTCCTTGCATTTCTTCGGCGACTTTTTGGAGGCCGGGCTGGGCGCCGACGCGGCCGATTTGGGCGTTCTGTTGTTGTTGGACCTGGAAGGCGAAGGATTCCATGCGGGCGTTGAGCATGGCGGCGAAGATTTGGTCCTGTTGCAGGCGCTGCTGGATGGCGGGGTTGCTCTGGATGATGTTTTGCAGCGTCTGCAAACGGAGCTGGAAGTTTTGGCCTTCGCTCTTAAGAGGTGGCTCGGTGCCGGCGGCGATTTTCGTATATTGGACTTGCTCGTCGTCGATTTCTTGCTGAGAGGCGGCTTCGGCGTCTCGGATGAGGAGCTCGGAGAGATTGGGGTCGATGGAGCCGAAGAGGAATTTGACGAGACCGGCGCGGTCGATGACGCCTTGCGTGTCGAGGGGGATGAGCTGGGTGAGCCCTTGCAGCTTGATTTTGAGGGCCTCGGAGTCGAGCGTGCGAGCGTCGAAATCAAGGCGGAGGTCGTATTTGCCTTGGATATCCTGGCGGCTGGCGCGGAAGGGGGTGGGCAAGCCGCCGGCGACTCGGACGAATTGGATGTCGTCGAGGTATTGCTGACAGAGCTGGAATGTCTGGCCGAGGATGAGGGCCATGTCGGCGAGCCAAGTATCGACCAGATCCTGCTGGGCGAGGAGAGCCCGCTGCGGGGCCATGTCGGCGCGGGGGATGCCGAAATATTCATCAACATCGCGACGGGTGGCGGCTTCGATTTCGATGGTGCCCATGTCATTCACAGGCGGGGCCATCCATTGGAATTCGCCGGGGCGACGCTCTGGGAGCTGCTTGGCGGGTCCGAGGACGATTTCCATTTTGCCGCGATTGGCGGGGACTTTGAGGGGAGGGAGAATGGTGAGCGAGGCGCGGTCGCTGCGGTAGTCGCGCTGCACCTTGATCTCGCTCTGCTGGGTGGCGACGAGCTCGGGCACGCCTCGGGCCTCGATGAGGGGGCGGCTGGTGCGCTCCAGAGGAAGCTCGATGAAGGGATACTGGCCGTGCTCGTAGCCCATGGGCTCGGACTTGGCGACACGGTCCACCACGCTGGGCTGAATGTGGGTGCAGATGACCTCCATGGCGCCGATCTTTTCGTTCCACTTTTTCTGGTAGACGCGCCAGACCTCGATCATGTCGCGGTCGTCGGAGAGCAGGAATGTGTCGGTGATGCGATACATGTTGCGCCCGGTGCGGCGGGAGATGCCTTTGTGCTTCACGGCTTCTTCGATCCAGCGTGGGTCGTAGTCTTCTGTGACCTCGCGCTCGCGGAGCTCGTCCTCGCGGAGCAGTTCGCGGCAGGCGATGAATGGGGCCCGCTGGAGGTCGTAGGTCGAGGGCGGGAAAATGATGTCTTCCCAGGGCTCGTAGGCTTGCCAGTCGGGGAGGTTCTCGAAGATGTAGGGCGAGTCGTATTCAAACGCTCCGGTCTCGCGGAGCTTGCGGACATTGGCGGTGGTGCCTTGGCCTGGGAGCAGGAGATCCATCTCGCGGGCGACGGCTTCTTCCTGCGTGGGATCGAGAATGGCCTCGATCATCATGGCGAGCTGGGGGTCGCCGGTCTCCATGTATTGCATCTGGAGAGACTCGAGCGTGAAGGTGAGTTTTTCGTTGCGAGTGGTGCGGCGCCAGAAGACGCCCATGACGGCGAGGCCGTAGGTCTCGCGGATGTTTGCGGCGAGTTCGACCTCGCGCTTCGTCATGGCGGCGCAGTGGGAGTTGAGAAGCCACTGGATGACGGTCTCGACTTTGCGACCGGCCATGATGTCGGTCGTCTCGGTCGGCATCACAGCGAGACGGGCGCGGGTGAAGGAATTCTTCATAAGCCGCACGCGCTCATTAATTAACATATCGGAAAGCCGTATGCGCGAATCACTCGCACCATCCCAGGGGAATGCGTTTTTGCCGAGGTTCGACGAGTATTTGCGGCCGGTGTCGTCTTGTCCTGGCCAGAGGCAGAATCGCTGGTTGTAGTTGAGATTCTTCCTCGACCAGTAGTTTGCTGCGTCGGTCTCTGCTTCTTCGACCAAGCCGATGATTTCTGAGATGTCCGAGGATTTCATTGGACGACGATGGTCGGCTTGGCGGTGGTGGTGACGACGGTGTGGGGGTTGGCTTTTTTGAATTCCTCGCGGAATCCTTTGTCCTTCCAGCAACCGGGGTAGAGGTTGTTCCAGTAGATGTAGCTGTCGAAATCGACACTCATTGTGTGCTGGCCGATTCCTTCGACCGTGCTGCGGGCTGCGGCGATGCGGTCGCTGGCGGCTTTGATGCGCTGCTGGCGCATCTCGGCGTTGACCATGCTGGCGTGCCAGCCGGTGCGGAGTTCCTCAGTGACCAGCGGGGCGAGGTCACCAAGATCGGCTTCGAGTTCTACTGCGAGGTCGGACATTTAGAAAATTGTCCCGCATTGGGAGGGGCGCTCAGGGTTTATCTGGAGGGTGGTGAGCGCCCCTCCGTAGGGCCTATGCGGGGGAGGCTGGATTAGGCTGTCGGTGCGAACTTGCCGAGAGCCAGAGGGCTCTTGACGCAGAGGGCGCAGATCGCGTCCACGATGCCGCGTGGTCCACCGCCACGGTCTTCCAGTTCTTGGAAGCGGGGCTTGCGGTTGTAGCGGAGCTCGACCATGTCCATATCGAGGACATAGCCACGGCCGTTCTGCACAGCGGCTGCGCCAGCGCCGGTCGCGTCAGCGGCCAGGAACAGCGATGGGATTAATTCGAGAGTGCCAAAATCACCTTCAAAAATATCCACAGATGACACTAACTTGTTTTCGTCCTTCTGGTTAAGCACACGGATTGCCGAGGCAACATGGGTGCTGGCGAACTGAGTGCGGGTGAAGGAGGTGAACTGGCGCTTGAGCGTCGGGCCGCAGACGAGGCTGTAGGTCGAAACCTTGCCGGTCTGGGAGTAGATGCTCTGGAGCATGTCCTGGATGTTGTTTTCGGTGAGGCTCGCTGTGGCGGTCGCGTTGATCGAACCGGTGGGCGTGCGGTAGTTGGCGTTGACGGGGAGGTCACCTTGCTCGCCGTTCTGGATCCACTTGCCGAGGCCACGGGTGAGGTAGGCGTTGGAGCCGGATTGCTCGCGGCCTTCTTGGTCCGAGCAGAAGGTGGCTTCCATGTCGCGCTTGAGCATCTCGAGGCTCTTGCTGACGGCGCGGGCCATTTCTTTCTTTTTGCCGATGCCGGCAACTTCAGAAACGGTGTTCGCCAGATCGTCGACTGACGGGACGCGCCGAAACTTCTGAATACGAGCGCTTAACAGCACGCGATTCGCGGCTTGGTCTTCGTAGTCGGAAGCGGTGACATCCGAGTTCGAGAGGACGCCGGTCAGCGAGGGAGTGCCGAAGGCGTCAGCTTGCCACTGGGTGAGGGGGTTGATGGGTTCTGCGCCCTTCTTCGCCATGGAGACGACGGGGCATGATTTAGCGTCCACGA